TGTCTTTATTCCACCAACACGCAAGTCGACGGAGCTCCCGAAGCCGGGTGACCGCGGAGTGTTTCACACAGAGACAGGATGTGTTCGATTCGAGGCCACAGAGGTTCCATGCACGGCGGAACCTGACTCACTGAATCTCCTCGCATCTCAGAAGTAATGAAGGTGCCGATCACCAACGTGCTTCATCGCGGAGCACCCTTTTTTTCCTTCATCATTGGACTGGGGTTGGCCGTGCTGCTGTTTCACCGCAGTTTCGGGGTCATCAAGACGCTGGCCATACCGATTCACGAAGCCACGAACAAAACCGTCAAGGTGGATGGAAAGTGCTACCGATTCCGCGTGGAAGACGCGGAATGTGAAATCCCGTCTAGTTCATAAACAATGGAAGGGTCTACGTCGTTAGATGCTCTCCTCCCGAGTCCCCAGGGTCCGCAGTCGGCTCCCCCCGTGTATCCCGAGGCAAGTGGACCGGGTCCTAGCACCACTGGGTTCGCTCCGTCGTTCAAGCCGAGCCTCCCGGCCATGACCTTCATGTTTCGCAACCTCCAGCTGTATGTTGCCTTCTTTGTGTCGACGTTTGTACTGTCCCTGGCTACGCCGCGTAACCTGCTCCTCCAGTACATCCCGTCGGCGTACACATCGAATGGCGTGGTCAGCTATCAGGGTGCCGCGGTGATTGGCGGTGCGTCGGTGGTCCTCGCTCACTTTGTGAATGTCGTGATCACAAGCTTTCTCGGATAGTGTTGGAACAACATAATGCAGTGTCCGCCGGCGTGGGTCTATCCCCGTATTCTGCTCGGGGCCGGACATCAACTAACTCCTCTCTTTACTGCGAAACATAACATTACCCACGTGGTCAATTGTGCATTTGCCGATGATTGTCCAGAGTGGTGGAGAAAGAGGCACGCCGGTCACTATGCCCAGATGAATGCGGTTGATTCGATGGCGGTGCGGATTCTTGATTGGTATCCCGAGTTTGAAACGTGGATGCGATTGTTCTTGCGGTCGACGAATGGAACGGTCTTTGTTCACTGCAAGGCAGGTGTCAACCGGTCGGCGTTTTTGGTCTTGACGTTTGTGTGCAAGAACTTCGGCATTGATTTCCGAACGTTGCTGTCGGCTGTCCGAAAGCAGAGACCGATTGTCTGTGACAATTCTGCTTTCATGAAACAAGTAGAAGACGAACTATATGGACGTGTTCAGGGTCCGGAAAACGCGGGAAGCGGACTCCACGTCGATGGGGACGCTTGATTCGCTTCACCAGGACATTGTATCGGGATTACGTGACGCAAAGACGCATGACGACGCACTTGAAGCCGAGCTGAATACGTTGCGTGGTCGTGTTGAGGCCTTGCGTGCGTCCAACGAGATTGCGGATGTTGTTACGTGTTCCGGGTGGGAATCGCGGATACGAGAGATTGAAGCCGAGTTGGCACAGGCGAATCCGATGGAGGACTATTACATGAAAAACATGGACATCCTCATGGAGTATTACAACCGCCCCGATGCAACCGCTCAGCCCGCACAGACGCCCAAGGACGCAACCACATTCATGAAGTTCTTTGCGGTGTCAGGTCCGTCCGAATCAATCGGCGTATCAAAGAAGCAGATGTTTGACGAGTATGTCGCCCGCATGAAGCTGTCCAACAATCCGGAGGCCACGCAATTGATGACGGAACACTGTGTAGGATGTAACGTGGCCCGCGAGGAGATCAGCTCGGAAGGCATTCTGGTCTGCCCCAAATGCGGGTCAGAGGAGTATTCGCTGGTGGTGTCGGACTTTCCTTCGTTCCGCGACCCGCCGAAGGAGCGGAACAATTACGCCTACAAGAAGATCAACCACCTCAACGAAATCCTGAACCAGTTTCAGGCGAAGGAGTCCACCATGATTCCGGAGGAGGTGATGAACGAGGTGGTCTTGGAAATCCGTAAGCGTCGCATCAACAACATTGCTGATCTGACGGAGAAGGAGATTCGCGAGATTCTGAAGAAGCTGGGAAGGTCCAAGTACTACGAACATGCGGCTCATATTTTGAGTCGCCTCAACGGCAATCCGCCACCGACCATCACGCCGGAGATCGAGGAGAAGATTCGGGCCATGTTCCAGGAGATTCAGGCACCGTTTCTGCTGTACTGCCCCAACGACCGCACGAACTTCCTGAGCTACTCGTATATCTTGTATAAATTTATGGAACTACTTGACATGGACGAATATCTACCCTATTTCCCGCTCTTGAAGTCACGCGACCGGTTGATCGCTCATGACCAGATTTGGTCCAAGATCTGCGATTATTTGCATTGGCAATTCATCCGATCTGTTTAGCTCACAAATAGCAGCGTCTCTTACTTGTGTTGCTTTTTCAAGAGTATCATGCCATCCATAATGACGCATTTTGCTATTCACTCTGAACTTGACCTCATATATCCCGCGGAGTTTCACCCAGTATATCCCATATTGTTTGCGGTCATGTCTGTACGTATTTAACATGTTTTCGCGTTTTGTTGACCACTGTAGATTCTCTACTCGATTGTCGGTTCTATCCCTATTTATGTGGTCAACTTCTCGTTTCTGTTCGGGATTTGGAATAAATGCACACGCTACAATTCTGTGAACCTTTGTAAGGATCTGAGTTCCATTCTTACAGAGGTTTACTGCGAGATACCCACCGCCGTCTGCACCCGGTCGCAGAAGCTTGCGGGGGCCGCGTATTTGCCCGGTGTTTGACACAGTATAGAGCCCTTCATAACCGACAACGTCTTTCCATTCTTCCATGAAATCAACCACTACTTTGATATAGTATTCGTTTTCATAACGATGTCAGTGGACAAGGCGGCCGCCGTCGCAAGACCAAGAAGTCTAAACGCCGCTCTCGGAAAACTCGTCGTAGCCGTAAGTAATGGCGTGCGTGGTCACGTGGCTTCAAAAGAAAGACCCCAGGATCGAAGGGTTAGCCGCCCTAGCGAATGCTCAACAAAAAGAGCTATTACCTGCTAAACCACTCGGAGGGCCTGCGGAGGGCCTGCGGAGTAAGCTGCCGATCTTTCCGTTTGATACGATGATTACTCCATGGCAATCCAAGTTTGGAAACGACCCCGACTGGCATTTTGTCGCACAGGCTCCAGATGGTCGGATATGCGGTTGGCTGACCGCCCAGTTAAAGGAAACCGACTCCAGGAGGTATATCTATCTTGCAGAAATCAGCACTCGTCGAATCCGGGATGAACTCTATGGTGGCGTAGGTAGGCGTCTTCATGAAGCACTCGTGGCGGCTGCTATATCAGGTGGATACGATTTCATCTACCTATACCCAGTCAGCAGGGCGGTTGCGGCAGTATACGAAGGATGGGGATATTCTAGTCCTATACCCGGTATCCCCCACCAATTCTACGTGCTAAACCAGGGACCGACTGTCGGTATACTGCACTCTCTCATGACACAACGTCCAAACGTAGAGTTATTGAACAGGGCACGTGCGTTGTTCGGACAACAATTCGACGAATACAGGCGGGCTGTATTGGCTGATTCAGGGAACATCGATGCACTCAACGATATCCTCACCGACTTCGAAGTAGAAGAGGCAAATATACCTGAACTCGTCGAACGTCCACGCCGGGAGAAACAACGTGCAGAAATCGCTGCGGCCGAAGCGGCTCGTCTGGAAAATCAACGCACTCGAATGTCCGAGTTTCTACAATCCATGCCGAAGCCGAAAGGCGGCTCCAAAACCGCCCGGAACACGCACCGTCTGCGGTTCTTCCGCAAACACCGCCTTTCAGTTCGCGGATACTCGCTGGGCGAACTGTCCAAAGTCTCCAAAGTGTCCCGGCCAATCCTTCAGCAGGTCTATGATCGTGGTATCGGTGCCTACAAAACCAACCCCACCTCCGTGCGGATGAAGGGCACGTTCCGAAAGGGCGTGAAGGCTCCGTATTCCAAGAAGCTTAGCAAAGAGCAGTGGGCGATGGCTCGGGTCTATTCGTTCCTCGATGGAAACCCGAAGCACGACACAGACCTGCGGCGGAAAACTCGTCGGCGGCATAAGTAATGACGACGTTTACGACTGAAAAGGTCATTGCGATGGTGGCAGTGGCCGTAGGTGGACTCGCGGGCCGAACAATAAGCGTCACTCTTCAAAACGACGAAAAACTCAACATGTCCGTCAAGAACTTTGTTCTACGGAGCGTCGCCGAACAACTGAAGGAAAATGCACCCGCTGAAGAGGTTGAAGAGGCATTAAAAGACTACGACGAAGTTGTCACGCCGTCAGAGGATATCATGTCGGTTGGACCTATATCGGGTGGTTATCGCCGCTCTCGGAAAACTCGTCGCCGTCATAAGTAAATGACAGACGAGTCCGAGTTAACGAAGAAGATATCGAACGACACGATCGAGACGTATTACTACGTCATCTTCTGGGTGGTGGCAGTCTCGGCCGGTCTCGTGGTGCTCTTTGAGCTGTACATCATGACCGTGTCCCCGAAGCGTGGATTCTACATGTTCCTGCGTTCGGCCCCTGCATTGACCCTGGGCGTGGTGAATGCACTGTTCCTGTATATCATCTCGGCACGTGCGCTGAAGTAATCTCGGGGATGAGTAATGGCCGAGCTGACACTGTCGGACCGCGTATCTCGTTTGGAAGAAATCCTTGCTGGACAGATCAGCGAATATGAACGTGCCAAGGCTGTCCCCCCACCGGCGCCCGTGGAGGGCGAGGAGGAGCGCAAGAAGCGCGCGCCCATGTCCGACGAGGCAAAGTCGGCCATGAAGGCCAAGCGCGAGGCTTC